ATGGCGTTTCACGAGGTCCGGTTTCCGGACGCGATCAGCCGTGGCGCGCGCGGCGGGCCCGAGCGGCGCACGCAGGTGGTCGAGCTCGCCTCGGGCGACGAGGAGCGCAATGCCAGCTGGGCCAACTCGCGCCGCCGCTATGACGTCGCCTATGGCATCCGCCGCGCCGACGACCTGGCCGCCGTCGTAGCCTTCTTCGAGGCAAGGAACGGGCGCCTGCATGGGTTCCGCTTCAAGGACTGGGCCGACCACAAATCCTGCCTGCCCTCGGGCACGCTCTCGCCGCTGGACCAGCCGCTCGGCACCGCCGACAGCGTTCGCACCGCATTCCCGCTCCTGAAGCGCTACGCCTCGGGCGGGCAGTCCTGGACGCGGGCGATCACGAAGCCCGTCGCGGGAACCGTCCGCGTGGCCCTCGGCGGCACCGAACAGCTCTCGGGCTGGTCGGTCGACACCGCGACCGGCGTCGTCACCTTCGGCTCGGCCCCCGCGGCGGGCGTTCCCGTCACAGCAGGCTTCGAATTCGACACCCCCGTCCGCTTCGACACCGACACGCTCGACGTGACGCTCGACCTCGAGCGCCTCGGCTCCATCGCCTCCATTCCGCTTCTGGAGATCCGCAGATGAACGACAGCGGCAGCTTTATCCTTGGCGTGCTGCGCGATGTCCTGACCTCCGCCGCGGTCATCCTCGCCGCCTGGGGCGCGCTCGGCGGCGCGACCAACGCACTGACCACCCGCATGCGCCTGCGCGACGCCATCCGGCACATCCTGCTCGGCCTTCGCGGGGCTTACGCGGCCCCACTGGGGCCACGGTCCCCGCTCAGCATCGCGGCCGGCATGGGCAGTCTCTCCATGGCCATCGTCGCGCGCTGGCTCGACCTGCCGCCCGAGACGGTGGCGGCGGGCGGGGCGGCAGGCTCGGCCGCCTATCTCGTCGGCGTCTTCGGCCCGGCCTTCATCGAGGTCGCGCTCGCCCGCCTGCGGGGCACGGGGGGCAAGGACGATGCCTGAGCTCCTGCGCCTCGCGCGCCTCCTCCGCTGCGACAGCCCCAGCCCGGGGCGCCTCTTCGCCCACCGCCTTCGCGTCGGCCTCGTCGTCGCGGGGCTGATCCTCCTCCTCTCGCTCCTGAGGTGATCCCATGCAGACGACGACCAGGACCACGGATCGCGGCCAGCTGGCCCTGATCCGCCACGAGGGCATCGTGCCCGGACCCTATCTCGACGTGAAGAACATCTGGACCTTCGGCATCGGCCACACCGCCGAGGCCGGGCCGCCGGACCCGGCAACCATGCCGCGCGGCATGCCCGCCGACCTCGAGGCCGGGATCCGCGAGTCCTTGCGGCTGTTCAGGTCGGACCTCGTTGCCTACGAGGCCGAGGTGCGCCGGGCCGTGAAGGTGCCGCTCGCCCCGCACGAGTTCGACGCGCTGGTGAGCTTCCACTACAACACCGGGGGCATCGCCAAGGCTGCGCTGATCCGGCATCTGAACGCGGGCCACCGTCAGGCGGCGGCCGACGCCTTCCTCAACTGGCGTCGCCCGGCCTCGATCATCCCGCGCCGCGAGTCCGAGCGCGACCTCTTCCGGCATGGCCGCTATCCGGGCGGGTCGATCCCCGTCTGGACGGTCGACCGCAACGGCCGCGTCGACTTCTCCCGGCCCATCCGGCGGCTGACCGAGGCCGAAGCGCTGGCCTTCATGCGCCCGCAGCCCGCGCCCTCGGTGCCCGTCGTGCCCCACCAATCCGAACCCCCGGCCAGCTGGCTCGCCCGGCTGGCCGCAATCTTCGCCAGCCTCACCCGGAGGGCCTGACCCATGCGCTACATCCGTCCCCGATCCCTCACCTGGTGGGCCGGCCTCATGGCCGTCGCCACCGGCACCGCCACCATGGCGCTCCCCGCGACCGGCCAGCTCGCCGAGATCGCCCGACTGGTCACGCTGCTCTCGGGCTCCGGTGACGCATCGCCTGCCGCGCTGATCGCCCTCGGGCTCGGCCCGATCGGCCTGCGCGACCGGCTCGAGCGCGGGTTCCACGGCCGTGATTGAGTTCCTCATCGGCCTGGTCCTCGGCGGGGTCATCGGCGTGACCGTCGTCGCGCTCTGCGTGGCGGCGTCGTGGGGAGACGGGGCATGAAGACCCTTCCTCCCGCCCTGCAAGCGCATCTCATTGAGGGAACCACGACGCTTGCCTGGTGCTGGCGGATCACGCGGGCCGATGGCGTGGCCTTCGGCTTCACCGACCACGACCGGACGCTCAGCTTCGAGGGCACCGATTTCGAGCCGGAAAGCGGGTTCACCGCCTCCGAGGTGCGCGCCGGATCGGACCTGTCGGTCGATGCGCAGGATGCCGAGGGCGTTCTGTCCTCGGACCGGATCACCGAGACGGACAGCCCTGGCGGCAGGCGCGCATCCCCGGCGATCTGACCATCCGCTGGACCCGGCGCTCTCGCGCGCTCGAGGCCGATGCCTGGGAACAGGTCGAGGCGCCGCTGGGGGAAGAGGTCGAAGCCTACGAGGTCGAGATCCGTGACGGCGCAATGGTCAAACGAGTGCTGACCAGCGGCACGACCTCCGTGCTCTACACCGCAGCCCAGCAGACCGCCGACTGGGGCGCGCCGCTCGGCCCCGGCGACACCCTCGCCCTCCGCATCTTCCAGCTCTCCGCCCGCCTCGGGCGCGGGGCGCCGGCCAGCGTCACGCTGCAGTTCTGATCCCCGGCATCGGGAACCCCACAGGATCGATCATGTCCGACACCACCAGCCATCTCGGCCTGCCGTACCTCATGGCCGCACAGGCGCAGAAGCATGTCACCCACAACGAGGCGCTGCGGCTCCTCGACGCCATGGTGCAACTGGCCGTCCTCGACCGCACGCGCACGGCGCCGCCCGCAAGCCCCGCCGACGGGGACCGGCATCTGGTGGCCTCGGGCGCGACGGGGCTCTGGGCGGGCTGGGACCTGAACGTGGCCTTTCCATGTCGATGGCGTCTGGCTGCGGCTGGTCCCACGCCCCGGCTGGCTGGTCTGGGTCGCGGACGAGGGTGCCTTCGTGGTCTGGTCGGGCTCGAGCTGGGGCAGCGTGGGCGAGCCACGCGACGTGCCCGACAGCGTCTTCAGCCTGGTCAACGACGCCGACCCGACCAGGAAGGCCGTGTTCTCGCTCGCCTCCATCTCGACCGGCCAGACCCGGACCTATACGCTGCCCAACACCTCTTCGGAACTCGCCATCCTCGCGGGCACCCAGACCTTCAGCGGCAACAAGACCTTCTCGGGCACCCTGACCGCCTCCGGGGGAACGGCCACCATCGGCACATCGACCGGCACCGCCACCTACGGCGTCGGAACGGGGGCGACCACAAACGGCACCAGTAAGACCGTGAACATCGGCACCGGCGGCGCGTCGGGGTCGAACACCGTGGTCAACATCGGCTCGGCGACGTCCGGCGCGGGCGGCACCACGGTGATCAACACGCCGACCGTGACCTTCGCGAACAGCGTCACGCAGGTCGGCATGCCCCTGGCGAACCTGACCGCCCAGCAACTCGGCCTCGGCTGGGCCACGGCCGACGCCTTCAACCGCTTCTCGATCAACACGCCCGCGATGCTCTTCCTGCTGGTGCCCCAGGTCAAGCTGCGCAAGCGGCTGGACCTCGCGCGGGACGCCGAGCGCGCGCATGAGGCCGTGCCGGGGCTGATCGTGGCGAACTGGGTCGAAACGAGGTTTCGATGATCAGGCGCGCGCCTCGGCCCGACGCTCTTCCCGCGCCGCACGGCGACGCCGTCGCGGCTCCTCCGTGTCGCCGAGGCCCTCGAGGGCGACGGGCGCCTTGCCCGGAAACTCGACCATCAGCCTGAGGTTGCCGCCCATCGCCCGAACATAGCTCGTGAGCGTCGACAGAAGCAGATCGCTCTGCCGTTCGTACTTGGCCACCGTCGCCTGCTGGATGCCGAGGGTTTCGGCCAGCTGGACCTGCGTCATCTCCTTGGCCTTCCGCAGCTCCTGCAGCGTCAGGTATTCGGTGTGCAGCCGATCCGCCTCGGCCTCGATCGCCTCACGCCGGGCAGGATCGAGGGCGGCCAACTTGTCCTGAAGGCTACGCGCCATGGTCATCATCCTTTCCGTCTCTCGAGATGGCGGTCGAACCGGTCGTCGGCCCGGGCGATCAGCTGCTTGTAGAAGCGCTTCTCGTTGCCACCCGATTTATCCCCGCCGACAAGCAGGACCGCCTGCCGGTCGGGATCGAATGCGAAGGCGATGCGCCAGACACCATCAGCGGCGTTGCAGCGCAATTCCTTCATGTTCGCATGCTTCGACCCGGAAAGGGTGTCGGCATGCGGTCGACCGAGCGAGGGCCCCTCGCGTTCGAGAAGCAACACCCGCGCCAGGATCGCGTCCTGAACCTCGGCGTCGAGTTCGTCGAATTCCGGTTCGAACTCGTCGGCGAAGGAAACGGTCCAGGGCATTCGATCCTCATGTCTTGAAAGCTATATAGCTTGCAGGCACTAATTTTGCAAGAACTGCCCGAGCTTCCTCATGCCCACACCCCGCGAAACCATCCTCGCCGCCCTGGTGGACCTGTTGCGCACGGTGCCGCATGTGCCGGTGCTGCGCGGCGAGGTCCTGCCAGAGCGCGTGCCCGCCGTCGGCCTGATGATCCTGCGCGACGGCGATCCGGGCGAGCCCGGCGTGACGCTGTCGCCGCTGCGGTACCACTACCAGCACCGCGCCGAGATCGAGGCGGTCGTGCAGGGCGCCGACCGTGACGCGGCGTTCGATGCGCTCTGCGCCAGCATCGGTGCGGCTATCTCCGCCGACCGGACGCTGGGCGGCCGGTGCGACTGGATCGAGGCCGAGGCCCCTCGCCCCGTCGATCTGCCGGTTGAAGGTGCCGTCAGCCTGAAGGCTGCCGTCATTCCGGTGGTCCTGCACTACACCACCGACGACCCGCTAGCCTGACCCACCCCGAAAATCCGAGGAGACTACCATGGCACGAGCCATTGGCGCGCGAGCGCAGATGGCGCTCGCGTTCGAGACCACCTATGGCACGCCGCCGGCGAGCGGCTACACGCGGATGCCGTTTGCCAGCGCCACGCTTGGGGCGGAGCAGCCACTTCTGAACAGCGAGTTGCTGGGCTACGGCCGCGATCCGCTGCCGCCGATCAGGGATGCGGTGACGGTGGACGGCAATGTCGTCGTGCCGATCGATGCGCAGGCATTCGGCTTCTGGCTGAAGGCGGCCTTCGGGGCGCCGGTCACCACCGGGGCCGAGGCGCCGTACAGCCACGAGTTCCGCTCGGGTGGCTGGACGCTGCCCAGCCTGTCCATCGAGACCGGCATGCCGGAGGTACCGCGCTTCGCGATGTATTCCGGCTGCGTGCTCGACACGCTGAACTGGCAGATGCAGCGCTCGGGGCTGCTGACCGCGACCGCGAGCCTGGTGGCGCAGGGGGAGACCACTGCGGCGAGTTCGGCCACCGGGACACTCGCCGAGCTCGCCCTGCAACGCTTCGGCCATTTCAACGGCGCGATCACGCGCAATGGCCAGCCCCTCGGCAACATCGTCTCGGCCGAGATCAGCTATGCCAACAACCTCGACCGGGTGGAGACCATCCGCTCGGACGGGCGCATCGACGGGGCCGACCCGTCCATCGCCGCGCTCACGGGCCGCATCGAGGTGCGCTTCGCCGATCAGCTGCTGGTCACGCAGGCGCTCGACGGCGCCCCCTGCGAGTTGAGCTTCGCCTACACGCTGCCCTCGGGCGAGAGCCTGACGCTGGTGGCGCATGCCGTCTATCTGCCGCGCCCGCGCATCGAGATCGCCGGGCCGCAAGGCGTGCAGGCCACCTTCGACTGGCAGGCGGCGCGCGATGGCGTGCTCGGGCGGATGTGCACCGTCACCCTGATCAACGGCATCGAGGAGTATTGATTCATGCTGCGCCTGAACCTCGCCCGCGAGCCGTACTGGCTCGATCTCGGCCTCGGCGTGCGCGTCCGGGTCGAGCCGCTGACCACCGCGCTGATGGTCGCCGCCCGCAGCGACGCGTCCGTGCGCGGCCTGCCCGAGGGAACGAGCGACGACGCGGTCGCCGTCGTCTTCGGCAAGGCGCTGGCCGAACGCGCCATTCTCGACTGGGAGGGCGTCGGCGATGCGGACGGCAACCCCGCGCCGGTGACACCGGAAGGGATCGCCGCCCTTCTCGACATCTGGCCGATCTTCGAGCGGTTCCAGATGGGCTATGTCGCGAAGGGCCTGGAGCTCGAGCTGGAAAAAAACGCCTCCGCGCCCTCGCCGACTGGGTCTGGGGCGGGGGCGAGCGCTACTGCGCCGCGTGCGAAGGGGCGTGCCCGGACTGCCCCCAAGTCCTGA